TGCAGCGCCGCCAGCCCGACCGCGAGCAGCAGCGACGAGCCAGGCACCGCCGCCAGTGCGGGCCGGATCACCGACGCACACAAGGTCGCGTCGCTGCCCTTGCGCCACGCGATCCCGTTGACGACCACGAGGGTGCCTACGGAGGCGAGCCAGAGACGGCGGGGGGTCATGACTCGTCCTGCGGCCCGTCCGGCATCGGCTGGAAATCGTCCTTGAGATGCGACAGCGCTGTCGCTCCGGTCGGGATGCCGAGGTAGGCCCACACCTGCAGCAGCGTGGTCACCGACAGGGTGCCGAGCTCGTCGACGCCGAGGATCTTGAGCAGGCCGAGCAGGACGCCGCCCGCGAGCAGCAGCGCATAGAGGGTCGTGCGGGCAGCCTTGGGGAGCATGGTCAGTGGATTGGTGGGCATGGAGATGTCCTTTCAGGAGTGCATCGAGTCGCCGGCAGGCCCGTCAAGGTGAAGGGCGGCGACGGCGTCGGCCTTGGTGAAGTGGTCGTTGCAGAGCGCTGCGGTGTGCCAGCCGCCGGACTGGGCAACGTTGCGCGCCGGGTTGTCGCAGTCCTTGATCTGGCAAGGGGCCCACGAGCAGGCGTTCTCACGCAGCTCGATCCGGTCACGCTGGTACTGCCCGTAGCACTCGCGTGCCTCGGCTTCGGAGTCGTGCGGGGCATGCTCGGCGCAGTAGCCGATTGGGTAGACACCGCTGCGGCGGTTGCCCGTGGTGTAGTGCCACTTCCCGGCATGCTCACCCTCGGCAAGCTGTCGCGGCCGGTCGTAGTTCACGAGATCTCCTTGCCGTTGAGGTCGCCCGTGTAGCCGAGCAGGGTCAGCCCCCACTGCCGGTGGATGGTGTCGATGTCGACGAGGTCGAAGTAGCCGCGCCGACGGATGTCGGTGGACCAGCACTTGCCCTTGCCTGCGCTGATCGCGATGTGGCCGTGGCTCGCGGAGCCGCCGGACCAGAACACCGGGTAGCCGGCGGGGATGGCCTTGGCGTCGGTGGTGCGGTGCTTGTGCTGGGCGCCATTCCACGCGCCGATCGCATCGGATGCCTTGGCGCCGATGCCGAAGCAGATTCGCACCCGCTGCAGGCACATGCCGACCGCGAACGCGGGACCCTTGCGGGACTGCGTGTCCGCGGCCGCGATCGCGTGCGCGCCCATCACCGGGACGGTCGGCTTGCTCGGCTTGCTCGGCTTCTTCGCGGGCTTCTTCGCCTTGGCCTTCTTCGGCACCTTCTTCGCGTACTGCACCACCTGGAATCCGAGCCCCGACAGCTTGCCGTGCAGCCCATACGCCTCGGTGAGCACGAACACGTCGACCTCGTACTTCTTCGCCCACGTCTCGATCGCCTTGCGCACATCCGCCGGAGCGTGGCCGACCTTGACGTTCCAGCCGATCACCCGCAGGTGCCGCTTCGTGCCGCGCTTGTCCTTGGCCTCGAAGACATACAGGACGCCCGGGTGGTCCGAGCCGTGGTGGCCGAGCTTCTTCTTCTCGACCAGGCGGCAGCCGTGGAAGATCGCGAGGTCGATGCCGAAGCCCTTGACCTTCGCGTCACCCTTGGCGACACGCTCTCGCATGTCGGCGGCGTGCTCGTTCTGGTCGCCGACGATGATGCTGGCGACCGGGTGCCGACGCAGCCATGCCCGCAGACGAGCCTCGGCCTCCGCGCGGGCCTTGGCACCGAAGGGCACGTGATCGCCGAGCACCTTCCACCTGAGCCAGTACTGGATGCCGACCCAGCGGAAGACCCGCGGCTTGTGCTCGAGCTCAGCCTTTGGTCCCTTCCATGGGACCTTCATCCGCAGGGCATGGCGCCCCTTGATCTTGAGGCCCTTGCGGACCAGGATCGCGGTCTCATCGCGTTCGGAGATGGGCATGACAGGGCCTCCTGACGGGCAGGCGATAGAGGGGGGGGGTCAGCGCGAGAGGACGGCTGACAGGACGGGTCCGAGGACGGCGGCGACAGCCGCCACCGCGACCGCGATCCACGCGACCACGTTGGTTTTCGACGACTCCGCTGCCGCCTTGATGTCACGTATCTCCCGGTCGATGCCCTGCAGTCGGGCCTCGTACTCCACACGCAGCACGGCGTCCTGACGTATCTGCGCGAAGCCGGTGGTCACGGTGTGGGACAGGTCGGTGAGGCGACGGGCTACTTCGCCGAGGGTCACGTCGTCGTCGGTCACGCGGGGTCTCCGATCAATCGGGGATCATGCAGCGACATAGGTGCCGCCGGAGTTGAGCGGGATCAGCCGGCGCCCACGAAGGGACGCGGCGATGATCTGGTCGTTGTCGTAGACCGGGTCCCCGAGAGTCAGCTGCGCCGCGAGGTCGTCGTGGCTGTAGGACATCTCGGTCAGCCGCAGGTCATCACCGGTCTCCCGCACCCGCACGAGGTAGCCGGGCTCGATGTCGTAGGGCTCGATCATCCGACCCGTCTGCAGGTCGAGGATGCGACGTGCGATCGTCGCTGTCGCCGACCGGGGAGGCTGCGATGCCGCGGCGAGTACCGCCTCACCGACACGCTGCGCGTTCGCCGATGACCCCTGCCCGTCCGGCAGGGTGACCGGGTCGGCGTACCGGACCCGCGACCCGAGCGCCGGGACAGAGGAGGAGACAGTGAGGGACTGCGGCTTGCCGGTCTCATCGGCCCAGGAGACGACGACCCGATTGCACAGGTCTGCGTCGGAGCCGGTGCGCTGGTAGCCATCCTTCGTGGAGATGACGTACCGCGGCGTGGTGCCCCAAGGCCGGTAGGCGAAGCCGACGAGGCCGTTCCCACCGGACGGGGTGATTTCCCAGGTGTAGTCGGGCTCGTAGACGGCCAGGTCGTCGATGATCTGCTGCAGCCGCACCGGATCGGCGTAGGCGAGCTGGTCGATCTGGTAGGACGTGCCGGTATCGATCGAGACCCGGTTGACATCGACCACACCGGCGAGGAATCGGTTGACGGCGTCGCCGACGACCTCGTGTGCGAGCAGGTAGTCGACGCGTGCGGGCGCGTTCTCGGTGCCGTCGGCGTCGAGGAGTGTGCCGAGGATGCCCTTGATCAGCCAGCCGAGCCACAGCGTGTCGGAGCTCGTGGAGACGTTGGTGGCGGCGCCGGTGTGCTGCAGGATCACCGCCAGCGCTGAGCCCACCGTGTAATCGGTGCTGTAGTAGCCGGTCAGGGTGGCCGCGCCCGTCGACAGGTTCGCGTTGTAGAACGTGTCGGACGGCCCCATGTAGACCTGCATCTTGTAGTCGCTCGATGACAGTCCGCCGTCGTGGACGAACTGCACCGCGCCGAACAGCTGCCCGTCCGCGCGCGGGCCGGTGTAGGTCATCGCCGCCTTCCCCGCGGCTGAGCCGAGGGGCTGGCCGGGGTTGAAGCCGAGCAGCATGCAGCCCAGGCCCGCGGTCGCTCCGGCGTCGTCCGGGAAGGTTCCGACCGACGCGTTCGCTGAGGGGGTGACGGCTCCCGATACCGACCACGAGTCGTACGACGTGTCCCGGTACAGCACCGGGGACGCCGCGTCCGAGGCCAGCGTCATGATCCCCTGCGCGTTGACGTCGAAACCTTCACCGTCATCGGTGTACGTCATGCCCGGCTGATTGGTGTAGCCCTCCCAGACCGTCCGCCCGGCGCTGTCGTAGACGTACAGCTTGCAGTCCGGCCCCAGGTCCGGGTACGACGCGAGCGGCGCGTTGAGGTGCACCTGCGCGTCCGCGTGACCACCACCGGCGACCTTGCGGAACGTCAGGCCCGAGACGCGGCGGGAGACGATCCGGTCACTGGTCGGCGTCTGAATGCGGACGCTGAGCACGTCTGGCCGCGAGTAGAGGCTCACGGCGTACTCACGGGGCCGGCCACAGGAAGCGGGGCAGGTAGGAGACCGTGACGTCCACAGAACTGGTGATCACGTCGCCGCTGCCACCGTCACCGATCTGTGTGACCACGGTCAGGACATTCGTACGACCAGGGATGGCGACGGGGAACACGCCCGCGAGCGGAGAGGGCGAGGTGTACCCGGCGGTGCCGTCAGGGTTGAGCACCCAGAACGACTCCGTGTCGCCATCCCACACCGCTACCGCGTCGGACGACCACACGTCGGGGAGAAGGGTCAGCAGACTGGTCGCGGAATCGACGACATCGATGTCGGGGATCAGCAGCAGTGCGTCGACGATGATGCTGGCGGCACCAGAGATCCGGGCCGCATAGATCTCGAAAATGGCGCCATAGGGGCCGCCAGCATCGGTGGTCGACGGAAGACCCAGTGGCCATGAAGCTATGCCGAGATCGACCCAGACCGTCCCACCCACCGAAAATGCGGGAACGACAGTGACAGCGGGCAGCGGTGTCGGTGCTGCCTTCAGCTGGAGCGCGAACTTCGTCGTGCTGGGATCGCCATCAGGGAAGCTCACGCGGAGGATCGCCCGGTAGGAACCGATGCCGGGGATCTCGATCGGGTCCGTGTCCGGGTCCGACCGCGCGAGCCGCGACACCATGTCGGCCTCGGTCGCGAAGGAAATCTCCCGGTAGGAACCGCCCACATAGGACGAATCCGAGACCGGGGCACCCGTGTCAGTGCCGACCTCGGCACCATCGCCAGTCCCGATGTCCCACAGCACCGGCATCACTGCCTCTTCGGCCGCGGTCAGCGTCAGCAGCATGGACTCGAAACGGCTGATGTCGTCGAGACCGTCGACAGTGATCCGGAGCGGCACCGGAGCATCACCCACGATCTCATCGAGGACCACCGACATCGGATTCGTCCCCGCGGTCGGGTCATTCGCGATCGTCACCGTGTCCAGCGTCACCCGCTCCCCATACAGGAACGGATCCGCCTTCAACGACACGCTGATTCCCCACGACCCGGCCAGGTCGCCGTCGCCCTTGATCAGCACCTGATCCGGCGACAGGGATGCGGGAGTCGACCGCCAGGTGTGGAACCACCGCGGCTCCGACGCCTCGGTCATCTGCACCAGCAGCCACCCATCCGCACGAAGCAGCAGCCGCGACAAAGTCGCGAGCTCGGTGTACGCATCCGCCCGACCCGCCGCGAACCAATGCGTGAAGGCCACCGTCCGATACCCGTCCACACCGCCCACAGCGTCCGGCTGGCCCGACCACTCCGGGGCACCGAAGTCCACGCCGTCATGGCCGGCGAAACCATCCGAGTCGACGTTGAACTCGTACAGCACATCCGCGTCCGAATCGGCGGAGGCGGTGAGCGCGAGGCGCGGGTAGGTCGTCGTCACTTCGTCGCCCTCCGGTTCGCGGCCTGCTGGTTCTTGTACTTCGCCGCTGCCGCCGCTCCTTCACGGGTGCCCTTCTCCGCGCCGCGGCCGACCGCGTTCTCGATCTTCTTCTCCTGCTTGTTCAGCGCAGCGGTCAGATGCTTGACCTGCGCAGCCAGCGCCTTCACCTCCGGCGCCAGAGCAGCCGAAGCCTGATGTGACACCGCGGTCGCCGCGTGCTGCTGGGAGCTGTACAGGTTGGAGTAGTACTTCAACTGCGACGAAGAGAGGCCGGCGAACTGCGCCGCCAGGTCGACATTCCCTGATGCCTCCAGCTGCGCCGCCAGCTTCGGGTCAAGGCCGTGCTTCAACGCGGTCGCGATGTAGCCATGCTCCCTGTTCGCGTCGTTCCGGTCCGCCGAGACCTGCGTCGCGAAGTCGGCCAGCGACCCACCGAACGGGTCGTGATTGAACGCCGAGAACGCCGACGACGCAGCCTGCGACTGCAAATCCTTCAACGACGCGAGCCGGTCGTTGACCTTGCCGAGATGCCCTACCGTCTTGTCGACCTTGCTCGTCAAGCCCTCAAGGCTCTTCGAGAAATGACCGCCGTCGCGGCGGATCGTGTAGGCGAACTGCGCGATCTCCTTGTTCGCCTGCGCCACCGACATCGAGCCGGTCAGGTCGAACGAATGGCTGGCCGACTGCAACTCCGAGGCGGTGAGACGGTTCGGATGACGCGCCGTTCCCCCATCCGCCAACGCCCCCGCATTGATCGCCTTCAACAGACCACGGTGCCGGTCCGCCTGCCCGAAGCGGTTGGAGATGACCTCCTCACCCGGGGCCAGCATGTAGGGGAAGCGGTCCGAGTACGGGCCTCCGTCGCGGGGGACGGTGGAACCGTCGGCAGAGCCGTTCTTGCCAGGCTTGTAGTCGCCGCCGAGAATGCCGCCGAGAGTGGTTCGGTGAGTGGTCAGGTAGGTGTCAACGTGTTTGCCACTCAGGGCATTCATCGTCGACATGATTGTCTTGAGCTGCGCCTGCGCCGCAGTTAGTCCCTTGACCTCGACACTCGGCTTGGCATGAATCTGATTCAGACCGATCAGGCGGTCGGCGAGCTTCTGAGCCGCCGCCCTCGTGAGTCCGGCCTGCGTCGCTGCGGCGATGAAGTCCCGCCGAGCACCCTGGAGGAACTTGACCCGATTCAGACCCTTCATGTTCTCGGCGACCTTGAGCGCGGTCGAGGCGATGTCGTCGAGAGCGGCTTGGTTGTCGCGACCCTGCTGCGTGTTGATATCCAGCGTGCGACCGTTGTCGTGCAGCGACTTCGTGAAGTCGTCGATGCTCTGCTGGAAGTCACGCATGTTGGCGCGAGTCGAGAGGCGACGGTTCATCGCGTCTACCTGGTCAGCGAAGCTCTTCACCGATGCCGCGGCCGTTGCTGCCCCTTCGGCGGTAAGCCCAAGGCCGCGGTTCAGCAACGTGTTGGCACGCGCCATCTCATCGAGGCGCTGGCGGGCTTCCTTCTGCGCAGGCGTCCAGTCGTTCAGTGAGTTTCCAGCACCCTTGATGGCGCCAGTGAGATCGAGAATGCCGCCAGCAAGACCGCCGATTGCCGTACCCCAACCGGGGGCGACCATCGTGCCGAGTAGCGCCCCTGCTACTGCCTTGGACTGCTGCAGGCTCTTGCCGAAGGCTCCGGACTGCTGGGCCATGAGGGCCAGGCCGGCGCCCGTTCGCGCCAGACCGTTGAGTGAAAGCAGTGAGCCCCTGACGGCACTGGCAGTCACTCCGAGCTCAGCCAGTGCCGTTCGCGTGGCGACGATGCGCGGAGCAAGCAGCAGGAAGCCGCCGCCGAGTGTCGCGGCCACGCCGACCAGCGAGAACATCGCGCCCGTCATTAGCTTGATCGGTTCGGGCGCCTTCTCGACCAGCCGCATGAAGTCCGCGAGGCTGTTCGAGGCGTCCACGAGCAGGCCGCCGCCGTTGGGGTTCACGAGCGGCTTGACCATCTCCGAGGCCATGTCGCGCCACGCCGCCTTGATGCGGTCCGTAGCGCCGACCATGGTGTCCTTGACGTTCTTCGCTGCGCCGCCGAACTTGGCCTGCATGCCAGCCGCCAGAGCATCGAGCGCCTTGCCCGCATCCAGAGAACCCGCCGTGATCGAGGCGCGCACCTGCGCGCCAGTCATGTTCATCTGTGAGCCGATCAGCTCTGCAGCATTGATGCCACGCTGACCAAGCTGCATCAGGTCGGTGGCCGTGATCTTCCCGGCTGCCCCGATCTGGCTGATGATGAATGCGACATCGGAGAGCTGCTGATTCGTCCCGCCAGCGGCTGCGACGGCGTTCTGGATCGCGTCGAGGTAGGGGATGACCTTCTTGGTCTCGATCCCGAAGGCGAGCATCTGCTGCTGGGCGGTGATGAAGGTCTGCTTGGCGAACGGACTCGTGCGAGCGAACGCGTCGAGCTTGTCCATCTGCTCGTTAGCGGCCTTCGCGGACCCGAGCAGTGTCGTCAAGGCGGCGCGGGACTGCTGCTGCAGCGTGTTGTAGGCGATGCCGGTCTTGAGCACCGCTGCCGTGACGCCGAGCATCCCTGCGCCGATGGCCGTCAGCGCCGTGCCCGCGGTCGTCCAAGCTTCCTTGTTCTGCTGGGCCGACTGTGCCATCCGAGACAGCGCCGACGTCGCCTGCTGGGAGGACTTCTCGCCCGACGCCCCGACATCCTCGGTCGCCTTCTGTGCCTGCCGCATAGCGGAGACGTACTGGCCGATCTCGGCACGAAGGCGAGTGACGATTGAGCGATCAGCCAACGAGTTCACCTCCAACGTGGGAAAGTGGGCAGATGCACCGCAAGCTCAGTGGGAAGCAGTTCGTCGCGGGCCTGATCGCGATCGTGGTCGTGATCGGCGCGGCCTCGTGGGTCTTCGGCGGTTCAGCGGCGAGCGACGGTGGTCACGTCGGCGCGCTCGACGCCTGTGAAGCCAAGGCGCGAGCACAGTTCACGATCTCGACCGAATTCCGCGACATGAAGACGAGCCAGCAGAGCGATGGCACATGGTGGGTCCGAGGCCAGACGACAGGCGGTCGGCCAGTCGTGTGCTTCCTGACCTATAAAAGCGGCCACTATGAAGGCGATGCCGACATCGGCGATTAGGACCGTTTCACGTACCCGGGGTCGGGTCGTACGGCGTATCGCAGGCCGGGTTCGTCGTTGGTGTCGCGGGCTGCTTTGGCGATCGCTTGGCAGCCCGCGCAGATGACGGGTTCGACGATGTACCAGCCTTCGCGGTCGGGGTCGTGCGCTTCGTCGACCAGTTGGCCGCAGTCGGGGCAGAACTGGGAGTCGTAGGCTTCGAGTGCCTTCGCGAGCTCTCGGTCGCGGTACGACCACTTCGCGCCGGTCTCGTCGGCGAAGCCGAGGAATACGGTGGGACGTACTGACCAGCCGCGGGCGGCGCGAAGGTTGGCTACGAGGTCGGGCCGGTCTCGGAGTTTGAATGCGAGAAAGGGGCGGGGATGAGGGGCTCCTCCATCGTCGCCATCGTCGCGGTCATCACCAGGCGGGTCAGCTGCAGATCGCCCATCCGCTCCCGCATCGCCTTGAGCTGGTCGACGGTGACCGCACCGGCCACGCGGCCGTCGGCGAAATCGATGCGTTCGACGGCGGCGGCGAGGCAGCGCAGGTCGAGTTCGCGGTTGAACTCGGTCCGGGCCTTCTCGTAAGCAGCGAGAGCCGCGTCGTACTCCTGTGTCTTGACGGTGTGTGATCGCTTCTGCGCATCAGTCGCGTTCTTCGCCAGCTCTGGGGCGACGGGCTCGGCGGGCTCGACGAGGGCGGGTTCGCGGGTCTTGCAGGCGTCGATCTGGTCCGGCGTGAGTGCGGCGATGATCCAGGTCGACTTCGACGCGATCCATTCGTCGTAGAGGTCGGATCGGCGCTTGATCAGGCGGGCGCGTTCCCCGCCGCCGAGTTCGTCGTCATCGCCGAGCAGCTCGAGGTCGCGTTCGATCTGCTCGTACTCGGCGAACAGGTCCGGGCGGCCGTAGACGACGACCGACCGCTTCGCGACGCTGCCGCCCGCGATCCAGTCGTCGAGCGCGGAGCCATCGAAGTCGGCAGGCACGGGGGTGGACTCGGTCATGGTGATTCCTTTCGCACGGGTGCAGCACGGTCAGCACGGGATAGAGGACCTGTCGGGGCGCCCCGTGCGAGAACGCCCCGACAGGAGATGGGTCAGGACTCGGCGGCGACGAGCACCTTGTCGAGGTATGCCTTCTGGACGTACAGGGTCGACTCGCGCCGCACGTAGCCGCCACGGTCGGTCGGCTTCTTCGGGTCCGAAGTCAGCACCTCGAAGTACGAATACTCCTGGCCGGCCTCGCCCTCGGCGTCCTGCTCCGGGCCCTCCCGGTCGGCGAGGTAGAGCGCCGTGCCCTTCTCGCGGAACAGGTCGTAGACCGCGTCCTCGGTGTCGGCCGGCTTGCCGTCGGCGTCGAGGTAGCGGAAGACGATGACGCTGCCCTCGTAGTTGCTCCGCGTCGGAACCTGGGCATTCGAGCCGGTGCACAGCTCGGCCTGCTGGACCGTGTCCGGGTCGGTCGGGGAGAGCCGGTAGTCCATGATCCGGCACTGCAGCGGCGTCGCCGCGTTCCACTCGTCATCGGTGATGGCGGCAGGGTCGGCCGGGGGCGAGTCGAACGCCACCAGCGCGACGTGCTCGTCAGCGATTGTCTTCGGCATGAGGGGTCACTCCTTCGTTGTCGTCCCCGACTGCCGGGGCCTCGGTGGTTGTCGTCTCAGGCGCCGGGGAGCGCTTTCGACGACGGGTCGCACGGGGCCGCGCCTTCTCGCGCGGAGTCAGGGTGAGGTTGCGTCCCCAGATCGGATGCTCGACCAGGTGCTCGGGGACGGGGTGCGGCAGCTTCTTGCCGGTGGCCTTGTCATAGACCTCGACGAATCCCTTCATCGGTGCCTCCTCAGGTGGATTCGATGGCGGGCTCGGAGATGATCCGGTAGATGTCCACGCCGAAGTACGGATGGCTGTTGGTGGCCGGGATGGTCACGGACTGATCGGCTGTGACGCGCTGGGAGTCGACGAGTCGCAGCGGCTGCACGTGCCGACCATTGGCGAGTGGCTGCTTGCCGAGCAGGTAGCTGCGGACCTTGTCGACGGCCTTGAGGCAGGCGTCCGGGGTCAGGGCGGCGACGGTGACGCCGAGCATGTCGTTGAGGTCGTCCTGGGCGCCGTCCATCTCATCGGCACGCAGCAAACCGGGTGAGCCCCACAGCAGTACGTACGGGTAGGAGATCGGTGTCACGACCCCGGATGCGTCGGTGGTCTCCTTGGCCTCGATGTAGAAGACCTGCTTGCCCCACGGGGCCAGCAGCGCCTCCACGGCCGCGAGTTCTGCCCTCACGAGACGGCCTTCTCCGCGACCTCGGCCAATGCCTGCTCGAACCGGGGAGCTTCGTCGTCGAGCCGGACCTGCGGGTCGGTGACGGTGCCACCTCCGCGCGAGGTGCCGAAATAGGCGATGTTCGCCAGTGAGCCCGGAGCGCCCTTCTCGGGGCCGATCTGCGCCTCGGAGTAGTAGGCGTTACCGGCCATGTCGTAGGACACGGCTCCCGCGATTCCCTTGAAATGCCGTGACTTGCGGAAGTCTGCGTTCATCGCGGTCTTCATGTTCAGCGCACCCTTGGAGACCACGGCGCGGACCTCGCGCGGCAGCCGAGACAGGCCCTCGCCCATCGCGGCAGCGGCGGCGCGGAACTCGGAGGTGTCGATCGTTACGCCCATCACGACACCCCCGCCTGATAGTCGACGCACAGCAGCCGTTGCGCGGTCGCCTGCGACTGGTCGTCGATGGATGCGACCCGATAGACGCAGCCGATGAGTTGAGGGTTGTCGGGGTCGGTCAGGATCGTCACCACGTCGCCGGGGCGGTGCTTGGTGCCGAACGGGATCCGTACGACGATGCGGGAGTCCACGACCTGCACGCCGGCCGATTCGTGGTTGGTCTCGAACGCGAGTCCGGGATAGCGGGTGTAGCACTTGCCCTCGTAGACATTGACGGTGACCGGGGTGACCTTGCCGTCGTCATCGGAGGTCGTCTGGCCAGTCGGGCGGTCGATGCTGCAGGTGCCGCGCATCCGGGCCTCGAATGCGGCGCGGCCACGGGCGAGGGCGTCGGGCAGGCTCATCAGTAGTACGGCGGCAGGAGCCGCTCGTCCTCGTCGCAGGGCATCGGGCACAGGTCGCCGCGTTCGGTGCTGATGGTGCCGATGGAGCTGGTGGCCCCGGTCAGGGTCCCGAGGAGCTGCTTCTCGGATTCGGTGAGGTAGAACCCGGCCTCGTCGACCTTGGTCTGCTCGCGGTGGGAGTAGTCGTCGACGGTCTCGCTGGCATCGGCGACACCGCGCGGGTTGATGTAGCCGCGGGCGGCACAGGCCAGGGTGACGACTGCGACGTCATCGGGGAGCGGGTCGAGCAGGGCGCCGTTGTCGTCGAGCCATGTCTTGCCGGTTTCCTGCCGTACCAGTGCTGAGGCGGCGCGCAGCGCCCACCCTGCTCGTTGCTGCTCGGCGGCTCCGATGGTCTCTCCGAGCCAGTCGGAGAGGTCGGGGACGCTGGCGAGCGGGGTGGGCGCTGCCACGGCTCAGGACTCCTCGCCCGTCAGGTGCACGGCCCGGACGAACTTCTGGTCCGTCGGGGTCGGCGTGGTGTCGTCGGGGTCCTCCGAGGGCGTGAACCGGCCGGACTCGTCGAGCGTGCCCTGGTCGGTCACGATGTTCGAGCCGACCCAGGCGTCGCCGATGAAGCGGTCCTCGACCTCGTCGGGGTCGAAGACCCGGACGTTGCGGATGGCGAGTCCGGCAAAGGCGTTCGATGCGCCCCACGGTGCGCCGGCCGGTACAATGGGTGCCCGGCTGGACATGACGTAGGCGGTCTGGTGGAACGCGAACGCCTCGTCGGGGGCGATCTCGTTGGAGACCACCACGTCGAACCCGTACACGCGCCCGACCATCGCCTCGCGGAGGGTGTCGGTGGTGCCGGACTGGTCGTAGCGGACCAGGTTGTCGACCTGGATCAGCGCCGAGTCGACCTCGGACCCGATCAGCATGGTCCGGCCGCCGGCGGGGACGCGGGCCTTGTTGAGGCACTCGCGGGCGTAGGCGAACGAGCCCTTGAGGTCGTTGAGGTCGATCGCGTCCTCGAGGTCGTAGTCGGCACCGGTGATGGTGTCGACCAGTTCGTCCTCGAGTCCGCGGGCGATCGCGGCGTTGACCGGGTTGAGCACCTGGGCGCCGAAGTCCTCGATGTCGAGGGTCAGCTCCTCATCGGATACCGGCACGTCCATGTAGACGTCGGTGTCGAGGGTGACCACGACCTTGCGCTCGTGCAGGGCGCTCTTGGTGCGCGAGTCGCCCGAGCGCAGGGCACGGGTCTTCGCCACCGCGTAGGCGGGCAGTCGGAGCGTGATCGCGTCTCCCTTGGCGCCGCGGAAGTCTCCGCCAGCGTCCCGCCAGACCAGGCGGGGGAGGACGATCTCGCGCTCCAGCAGCCCGAGTGAGGTCCGTACGACCTTCTCGGCCTTGATGAAGTCACTCATCAGATTTTCTCCTTGGGTGTTTCAGCCGCCCGCCTGGTTGGGGACGGTCAGCGCCGCGGAATGAGCGCGGCGAGCTTGCGCGGGTCGGTCTCCTCCGGCTCTTCGTCCGGGTCGGTGCCGCCCCGCAGTCGCGCCTTGGGCCTGTCGGTGGGCGGCTTCTTGCCAGCCATGACCGCCAGGAGCTTCTCGGCGTCGGCGAGGATGTCTTCCTCGGTGTCGCCCTTGAGCCGGTCGATCAGCTCGTCGGGCAGGCCGTGCTTGGCGCCGATGCGGATGCGCAGGTTCTCGGCCTCCAGGGCCTTGATGCGGGTGTCCTTCTCGTCGGAGCCCTTGGCCTTCTCCTCCGCCTGCTCCTTGGCCTTGCGGAGGTTGCGGTTCTCGGAGTTGAGCTTGCGGATCTTCTTCAACGCACGGTCGGCGTCGAAGTCGTCGGCAGGCTCGTCGTTCTCGTCGGCGGGCGCGTCGTCCTTGTCCTCGGGGTCATCCTCGGTGGGCGCGTCGTCCTCCTGGGACTGCGGCTCGTCATCGTCCGGGTCGGCTTCCATGCGGAAGGCGTCGTGTCCGAATCGGGCGCGGTTGCGGGCGAAGATGTCGGCGAGTAGTGCCTTCTGCTCCTCGGTGAGCAGTGCGGCGTAGGGGTGTTCCTGCATGGTCGGCCTCCTGGGCCTTCGTTGGGTTGCCGCCCACCGGGGGCGGCCCTGTTGCTCCCGCGATGAGGCGGGAAGATCAAGCGGCCTTCGGGTAGATGCCGTCGGAGAACAGCTCGGGGTGCAGGCGCCGCATCCGCCACAGGATCGTGTCCCTGCGCTGGCGACCGTGCGGGGCGAGCAGCGGCTCCCCGGCCTTGCGTGCGGCCTCGGCGGCATCGTCGTAGGCGTCGACCCACTTGCGCTCCAGCGCGGTCGGCTGCCAGATGCCGTAGACCGGCTCGGCGGTGCAGCCGCAGTCCGGGTGTGCGCGGAAGTACGCGGTCTCTTCGCTGTAGCGGGGGCCGGACTGGGCGAGCATCGCGCAGAACGCGCACGGGTTGCCGTCGCTGACCCGGCGATACCGGACCCGCCGACGGCGTGAGGTCAGGTCGATCGTGGAGCGTCCGCCGGTCATCGCGAGCTTGCCCGCCTCGGCTGCCACCGTGCGGACCAGTTCCTGCTCCAACGGCTCCTCGAGCTCGGCCACCAGGGGCGCCGGGATCAGGTCAGTGAGCATGGTGACTGCTCGGGCATCAGGAAAGCGCAGCTCGACGACGCTGCCACCCACCGGTGCGTTCTCGGCGTGGTCGAACTCGTGCAGGTAGGCCGCGGCGAGGCGCTGTGATTGCCGCCAGCGGGAGCTGGCCATCAGCAGCATCGCGGCCAGCCACGCGGTCCGGTCGGGCGCCGGGGTGGTCAGGTACGTGTCGGTGAGCAGGGTCGCTTCCTGCTGGGTGTCCTGCCCGATGATCACCTGCTGGATGCGGTGAGCGTTGGTCAGGTCGCGACCCTCGGTCGTGGTCGCCACCGCTCAGACCTCGGCGCCGACCTGACGGCTGTAGGCGTCCGCCAGGCGCTCGCTGGCCGAGGGGTGCTCGTCGGCGTAGGTGCGCCAGGACTGGGCCGTGGTGAAGTCCACGCCGGGGATCAGGTCCCACAGCTTCTCCGCCGGGACTCCCAGCATCGTCGCGGCCTTGCCGAGAGCGTCGACGGCCTCGGCCATGGTGCGGGAGTCGGTGTCGGCCCAGCCGGTCCGCAGCGTCCAGTCCTCGGCATGCTCGGGCCGGTCCTCGATGTGAGCCGCCAGCCGCAGGGTCTGCACATGGGAGACGTCGAAGGACTTCTTGTGCTCGTCCCGCTTGGCGTGGAGCGACGCGCGCGCCTCGACGAGGCCATCGGCGGAAACGTTGATGAGCTTCGCGAACGCCGTCACCGGCGTCTGCGAGGTGGCCGCCAGCTCCTCGACATCAGCGTCATGGGCCTTGATGAAGCCGTCCAGCGGGGTCTCGTCGAGGGTGTCAAAGACGACTCCTTCGCCGCCGGTCAGGATGTCGTCCTGAGACAGCTTGAACTTGCGCTCGCGACCCTCCTCGTCCGACACGTTCGAGTCCAGTCCGGTGGCGGTGCGGACCTTCCAGGAGTTGAAGTGCTGCGCCAGCAGCCGGTCGTAGGAGGTCTTGTTGATCTTCGCCGCGACCGGGATCAGGGGCTCGATCCCGCCCGGGGCGCGGCCGAGCAGGTCGAGGTAGGGGGCGTAGCGGACGAACGGCGTCACGCCGACGCCGTGCTCGCGGGGCTCGATGTAGACCGCCTTGCCGTCCTCGACGGCCATCATGTGCTGGTCGGTCTCGTCCCACACCGAGATCGTCCGCCGACGCGCCTCCGGCGTCCCCTCCACCTGCAGCACGTACATCGGGTACTCGTCGTTGGCCGGGTCCTGGTAGACCGCGTAGGTGTTCAGCGGCGAATGCCCGGTGATCACCGCGCCCCGGTCGCCGGGGATGATCCGGGTGTAGGCCAGGCCGAAGCCGTAGGCGTCGCGATACAGCGGGAGCTGCCGGGCGCTCATCCGGTTGCGCTGCCACGGCAGCCAGACCGCATCGAGCTCCTCGTCGGGTGTCTGCGAGGAGTAGACCCGCTCGGCGTCCAACGTCTGGACGACGGTGGTCACCACGAGCGCCAGATACGGGTCCTTGGCGAGCTGCTGCAGCGCCCGGTGCTCCTTGGTCGCCTTCGCCGGCAGTCGCGACGGTTCCGGCTTGTTGCGTAGCCAGTCGTCGATCTTCTTGAGCCGGTTGTGCTCCCGGTCATGCTGCGGGAGGAGCTCGTCCATCATCAGCGCGAGGGCGGTTTGCTTGTTCACCAGACCTGCCCTCCTCGCTTGGTGTTCTGGTTCAGGTAGAGCCGTCGGGCGAGGCGACCGATGTTCAGCGTGGCGGCGCCGTCCATCTTCCGCTTGGACTCCCGGTGCTCCTTGCCGATGCTCATCCCGTGCCGGGTCGGGACCCGCTTGGCGTTGAGCATGTGCGTGCGCAGCCGTACGTCGCCGTCATGGGTGAATGCGGCCTGCTCGATGTCTTCCTCGGTGACCTGCACCTGCTCGACGAACTTCTTGTGGTTCTCCGGGTGCGTCATGTCGAACATCACCGCGTGGCCGGCCTTGCCCGGTTTGGCCCACAGCTTCAGGCGCTTGGCGTAGCGGCGATGCCACTCGTCGAAGAGCGCATCCCAGAACCGTTCCTTCGTCTCATCCTCGAGGACATGCGACGGGTCCCCGAAGAACGCGACCACGCTATGGGTGTCCATCGCGTTCGTGACCGCCAGGTCCACCTTCTCCCGCGGAGCCAGCCAGCCCTTGCCGCGCTCACCCGGAGGACGCTGCCACACCCCGAGCGTGACCGTGTGCCCGTCGGCCACCCGGATCAGCAGCAGGAACGTCGCATCGTCGGACTTCGAGCAGTCCAACGCCAAGACGCAGGGTTCGTGCGGGGCGATGACCTTCTCACGGTCGGCCAGCAGGTCCCACAGTTGCGGGGTGGTGTAGTCGTCCTCGGCGGCGGTGATCTGGTTGTACCACTTGCGCCGCGACTCCGACGGCGGGTTCGTCGGGTCGAGGATGTCCTTCACGATCCGCTTGATGTCCAGCCAGTCGGAGTCCCCGCGGATCGACTCCACCACGCTCGGCGCGGCCTCAGCGGTCAGCGGCGCCTCGGGGGGCGCTTCGAGCGAGTCGTACATCAGGCCGAAGTCGACCTGCGTCGCCTCCGCGCCCTGGGTGGCCTCCCAGCCCTCGCGGATCTTCTGCGCCACCGAGTCCTCGCCGGGCCGGTAGGCGTTGAAGATGTACAGCACCCGCGCCGGTGCGCCGGTCTCGGCCTTCGCGGCGTTGCCGCGGATCGCGCCGTACATGTCGTGGCCACCGTTGGAGGAGTTCCAGTTCTGGATCTCGTTGCACACGATCTGCTTGGGTCGGCCACCCTCGACCGCCATCACCGAGGAGGTGATCGCCTCGATCTGACGTCGATCGCCGTCGGACCAGACGTTCAGCTTGCCGACCTGGATGCCGTAGTAGTCCCGCGCCTCCGGGGAGATGAGGCTCGGGAAGAGCTTCATCGTGTTCTTCGTCTGGTCCTGGGAGACCGCGATGATCTGCGTCCACGCATCCGGCTCGTCACGGCCACGCGGTACGTCGCCGTCCCAGCCGTCAGGCACGATGTCGGCGTGCAGGGAAGAGGCCCCGACGCAGGCCGCGATCGGGTCCTTGCCGTGGCCCTTGAGTCGTTGGAACGCAGCCGAGTGATCGAGGTGGTCAAGGGATTCGTCGAGTGCGTCGTACCAGAGGATGAACCGCGCCTGCTCCGGTGTGAACACCCACGGCTTGCGGGCCTTGCCGCGCAGCCAGTAGCCACACCATGCCAGCCGGTTCCACCCGAGCGTCAGCTCCGGGAGAACCCAGCCGTTGTCCCACTGCCACGTCGGGCCGATCCTGACCGGCTCCCACTCCAGGCCGGTCGGCGGCGGCGTGTTCGCGAGGCGGTCGCCATACCACCGTTTGATCTCTTCGTACTCGGCCTCGCGGGAGACGTGGAGTGCGGGTCCGGCGTTACGCGCTCGCGCCATGGGCCTGCGCCCAGCGCGTGTTCGCAGCGTCGCGCTGCTGGTTCCGATCGCTCGTCTCGCCGCCCTCGTCGGGGAGCTTCAACTGCGCGAGGAACTTCGCCTTGGTCTTGGCCTGCTTGTCGATGCTCCCGATCAGCGGGTGCTCGACTTCCTGTCCCATGCTGCCCTTCGACATGTACGGACGGCCGAGACCATCCCACGCCTCGAAGAGCTCGGCTTCCATGTCGGCCGCGACACACGCGCTCGACAGCACACGCAGCTCGTCGGTACGCAGCTCGTACTTGCCGACCACGTCGCGCCACAGTGCCTTGCCTGCGACGGAGAGGGAGTTCGGGGGCTTCGGCTTGCTCATCTCGCCCTCCTGGGGCCTCATGCGCCTCCTGGGCGCCGGAAAAACGGGGACAGACCGCACGCTGGATTCGGGCTGCTATTCCCGCGGTCTTTCGCCCCGGCCAGGGGAGTCACCCCCCACCCGTTGACGGCCTCAGACCGCGCCCGGATGACGCTCGGCAGGCCGCGTGAGCTTGGCCCGCTCGGCCTCGTTCTCAGCGCGCGTCTTGGCTGCGTGACACGGCGCAGAGAGCCACTGCAGGTTGCTCAGGTCATGGTCATCGCCACGGACCCGATGGTCACACTCACGACCGCGGCCCTCGCAACCCTCGGCGTGCCACCGTGGCTCACCCGCCAGAGACAGGCCCTCACAGCGGCCCTTGGCCCTGCTCTTCGTGGCTCGCACCCGCGCGGCCCAGTCGTCGGGAAGCCGAGCCCTGCGAGTGCTGGTCTCCCACGCCATCAGATGCCCGTGACCCGGTACGCCACAGCCTCGTGCGCCCACCCGATCGGCTCGACCTGCAGTGTCGGCCACACCTCACGCAGCTCGGTCCACGCCCTGTGCTCGTGCTGCTCCCAGCCGGGATAGGCGATCAGCTCATCGAACACGATCACCGTGCCGGGCTGGATCAGGTCCCGTGCCCGCTCGAAGATCGTGGCCGTGCTGGCGTACAGGTCACAGTCGATGTGCAGCAACGCCACCCTCGACGGCAGCGGCGCACCGGGCAGCGTGTCCTCGAACAGCCCGTTGACAAACACCGAGCCGGGCACGTTGGGGACGTGACGCTGGGCGAACATGCCCTTCCCGAACCCGGGCCGCCACTCCTCCGGCAGGCCGGTCATGCAGTCGAAGGTCATCACCGGCACGTGCTCGGCGATCGCCCTCGTACTGGTGCCGTCACCGGTGCCGAACTCCACAGCCCAGCCCTCGGTCAGGTCCACATTGGCGAGCACCCAGCGCAACAGCTCGCCGTGCTTGGTGCCGACCTGCAGGCCGTACTCGGACCAGTCGGCTGAGGCAAGCTTCGCGGCAGCGGTCACGCTCGGCAGCCCTTTGTCGAGGACGTCGAGCAGGTCCGCGGAGACTTCCTTGGCGTAGGCCGCCCACTCGGCCGGGTCAAGGAAGCGAACCACATGCTCGGACAACCGCGGGTCCGCCACTGTCGTCTCGGGTGCCAGGTGGGCGCACTCGAGAAGCCGGCGCGTGATCTGATACTCGGACTTGATCCGCTCGTACGGCAGCAGCACCCGCTCGGCGTGGGCGGCGTAATGCGCCCACGAGTCCATCTCGAACCGCTCCGCACGACTCAGACCACGCGACACATCACGGACGGCGCGGAACTGGCCGGCGACCGCGCCGAACACGGCGTCGCGCTTGTCGGCACCGAAGCCGAGCGAACGCAGCGACTCCACGACGCCGGGGCGTCGGATGCCCCAGTAGAACGACCGGATCGCCGGATCGGGTGCGGGCTTGGCACGGGCTCGCTCGGCGACCTGCTCGATGTCGGAGCCGATGGTGTGGACCAGGCCCGCGAGGAACTCGGCATAGACGAGCCGGGAGTCGGGGTGAAGCTGACCCATCCACCGCTTGCGCAGCTCCGCATCGGCCGGGGTGTCGATGATGCTCGGGTGCAGTGTCGCGATCGCAGTCACTGGGACCGCGCGGAACGCCGTGCTGAGCGACGTCCCGTACTGGACGTCGACCTGCTTGACGAACACGTACCCGGGTCGCGCTGCCCGCATCACCTGCGCCAGTTCCCGGTCAGACAGGCCGCTGGTGAGACTCACCATCACGGCGTCGAACTCGGGAACCTGAGCGAGCATCCCGGACTCGTAGGCCGTGGTCTCCCACTCGTCGCCGATGAGCGACACGAGCGCGTCGAGGTCGGTGTTGACCATGACGTTGCTGCCGGTGACCAGGAGCATCTGCTTCTTGCTCACGCGCCCTCCGCTTCCAGCAGGTCCCTGACCGCGCCCTTGAATGCCACCAGCGCCTCAGCCCTGGCCTCGCTGAGTGCATCGGGATACGACGTGGCGACGTCGATGCGGACTGCGACCTGATCGCCGTCGGCGAACTGGCACCACACGCTGACCGATGCCATGCGCTCACCGCCTCAGCCCGCTGGCTCGCACCGACCCCCGACATGCAACAGCGG